TAACAAAATCAAAGTCCTCTTTAGCCCATGCGTATTCAGATGAATGTATGCCGGTTGGTTCAATATTGCCTTCTACGTAGTTTACAAACCAATCTGGATCCGGTCCTCTCTTTACACGTATTATTCTTCCGCCTTGTTTACGTATCTGTGTCACTTCATTGGGGAATCTTGTGTCTGCAATCACGGTGTTTTGCCCTTTGTACCGGCCCATGCAACTGTCTACCCATATTGCGTCATACATTTGACCACGCATAACTTCTGTGCCAAAATATTGTAAAACCCACCTTGGAGTTACAGGCTTGCCAAACTTTTCACTCCAAAATTTGTCTGGTTGTTCTCGCCAGTGTCTGCTTGATTCGGTATCACCTTCGAGCATATCTCTGTCCCAGTTAAACATTGATGCAACTGCATCTTTCAAACTTTTGGCAAAACTGTCTTTTTGATAGCCGTGTTTTTCAACAAGCCTATCAGATACGGTGTCCTTTCCAGACCCTATAAGTCCTACGATTCCTATCAACATAGTTTATTATACTATTTTTTTAAGCGTTTTTCAATGACTAATTTTGCTTCTTTTACCGCACCAAGTATAGTTTTTCTGAAATCTAATTTTTTATTTTTTAAAGCGTTGATAGACATGTTTTCTAGATGATCTACAATTTCTTCCAGTTCATCTATATTGCAATCTTCATATTTTCTATATCTGGAATCCGTCATGATACTATTATTTAAAAAAAATTATACTGGTATTAACCAATAACAAAACTATGAGGCGTGCCGCCTTCGGAGTAGTTGCCTATCTCTAACTCAAGTTTTTCCATTTCTTGCATACCCTGTTGTTTCAGTTCTGCACCGTTTAATGTGGTGCCACCCTGTGGTCCTGCTATCTGTGTAAACTTGCCTCTTGCTTCACCTATCATCACTTTTGAAACTGCTAGAGTGTAATCTCTTATCCAAGGTTTAGAATAAATGTCCTTAAACAATGTTATGTCTGGCCTAAAGTTGTCAGTGTGCATAAGAACAGTTTCGTTGTCTGCCCTAGGTTTTTGCGTAATCGTAAGTTTTTTAGTTGCAACATCAAAATGGAATTGAATAAAACTTCCAAAAAGTTTTCCTACAAGTTCCTGGTAACTTGCAAAAGCATAGTAGGTTGCCAAGCCACCCGTTGCACCTGCCCTTAGAAGATAAGTGTTGGTGTAGGCCAAGTTAAATGGTTCAAACAATGTTCCACCTTCTCCACCTTCAGTTCTTGATCCAACAGTTCTTCTGTTTAGGTTCCTCACATTTATAATTTCGTCTGGCAGTATATATGTGTTCTGATCTTTCTTTAATTCTAAGAAAGCATAAGATTCTTCTACAGCATTTGACGATCTCTGTCTAAATTTGTTTATAGCTCTTTCTAGTGCCGTTTGATAGTGTTTTGGGTCTAATTCAACGTCAATCATGCCCTCACCGAGGTTGTTCTTAACGTAATCGAATATCTCTTGTTGACCTGTTTGTAGTTCTGACATACTCATATTTATAGCCTTTGCCTTGGCAATAAATATGTGTGATATGCCAAGATTATCCATTTTTAAGCCAGAAAAAGGCAACGACTACAAATTCTTCGATCGTAACATCAGAGAGATGTTTACGGTGGGCGGAACGGATCTGCATTTACACAAATATTTGGGTCCACATGATCAAGGCGACACACAGAAGGATGGAGAAGCTTCACCTACTCAACCAAATTACGCTGGAAGCGAAGTTAATGAAACCACCATACAAGATTTACTTTTCTTAGAAAATAGAGACAGAAAATACGCACCTGATATCTACACAGTTCGTGGTATCTATAATGTACAAGATGCGGACTTTAACCTTTCACAGTTTGGAATGTTCTTGCAAAACGACACATTGTTTTTGACTGTGCATCTTAATGACATTGTTGAAAGGATTGGAAGAAAGCCGATGTCAGGCGATGTTTTAGAATTTCCTCATATGAAAGAAGATTTTTCATTAGATGAAAGTATACCAATTGCTTTAAAAAGATATTATGTAATTGAAGATGTTAATAGGGCCGCTGAAGGTTTTTCAGCGACATGGTGGCCACACTTGTTAAGATTGAAGCTAAAAAGTCTAGTTGACTCACAAGAATTTAGAGATATTTTAGGTGATGCAACTACCACTGGCTCAATGGCAAGTTACATGAGTACATTTAACAGAGAAAAAACAATCAATGATCAAGTTGTTGCCCAAGCCGAGTCTGATGCACCAAAGTCAGGATTTAATTACAAACAATATTATGTTGCTCCTATTGATGAAAGAGGTAACATAAGAACAGAAAACGTAAACACCGAAGATCAAAGGGCCAGCAGTGATAGAACGGTAAACGCTACTATCGACACGCCTGCAAGTTCGCATTATGGATTCTATCTTGACGGTGATGGTGTTGCACCAAACGGAAATCCTGCTGGATTTGGAATAAGTTTTCCAACTTCAGGTGTAGATAAAGGTGATTATTTTTTAAGGACAGATTATTTGCCTAATAGATTATTCCGTTATGACGGTAACAGATGGATAAAAATAGAAGATTCGGTTAGAATTACTACAACAAACAATGATTCAAGAGCTAATTATAAGACAGGCTTTGTTAACAATACAACAGAATCTACAATAAATGGTTTGACTGTGAAACAGAGACAAGCACTTTCAAATGCTCTTAAACCAAAGGCTGACAACTAATGCTACATTTTTACGAAGGACAGGTTAGAAAGTTCTTAACACAATTTATTAGAATTCTGAGTAATTTTTCTGTAGAAACAGGAAAAGCAAAAGATGGACAGATAAATTTACGAGCTGTGCCTGTTGTGTATGGAGATCCAACAAGACAAGTAGCTAATATTATTAGGAATAATAGTGAAAATGCTTTAAATTATGCACCAAAAATTGCTTGTTATGTAAGAGAGTTAAATTATGACAGAGAAAGAATGCAAAATCCATATCATGTTGAGAAACAGCATTTACGAGAAAGAGATGTAGACAGCGATGGCAATTACACAAATCAATTAGGTGCAGGATACACAATAGAAAAAGTAATGCCTTCTCCGTTCCGATTAGAAGTCACTGCAGACATATTTTCTTCAAACACAGATCAAAAATTACAAATACTAGAACAAATTTTATATCTATTCAATCCTGACTTTGAAATACAGAAGACAGACAATTATATAGATTGGACAAGTTTAAGTTACGTAGAACTGACGGGAATCACTTTTAGTTCAAGGACAATACCAGTAGGAGCAGACTCAGAAATCGATGTTGCATCCATGACATTCTCTATGCCTATATGGTTATCACCACCTGTTAAGGTTAAAAAATTAGGAGTCGTTCAAAAAATTATTATGAGCATATACGACGACGATGGTGGTATTGCAAAGGGTCTAATAGATGGAGAATTAGCTTCGAGAAGTTTTATTACACCAAACAATTTTGGTTTATTAGTATCAGGTAATCAATTGAGACTATTAGGTACTACTGGTACAAATGTCAAGTCGGGAGGCGACGGATTTCACACTGGTGCAAGAGATCCATCTCTGGCCGATCCATTTGAAACATTTGGTCCGCCTTTAAATTGGAAATTGATTCTGGATCAGTATGGAAAAGTTATTAACGGAACGTCACAGATTAGACTACAACAGGCAAACGGCAATCAAATTATTGGTACAATAGCAACAACTACGCTTGATGACACAATATTGCTATACACTGTTGATGATGATACAATACCTAGTAACACTCTAACTGCTGTGAAAAAAATTATTAATCCGGCAACTTTCAACCCCGGCACCCCTTCGAACGGTGATAGATATCTAGTAATTAACGACGTGGGTGATTCTACTGCATCTTTCCAAAGTGCGACATGGGGTACACTTGTAGCCAAAGTTGGAGATATTATAGAATATAATAGTTCAACAAGTAAATGGAACATAGCATTTGATGCCTCTGATCCGGATTCAACACAACACTACGTAACCAATTTAAACACTGGTATACAGTACAGATTTAACGGCACAGAATGGGTAAAATCATACGAAGGTGTGTACAAACAAGGTGACTGGAGCATTGTGTTAGATGGTGGTTACCAGCAAACAGAAGACGCTGATGCCAACGACCCAACTACTCCTTGATAATTAGGCAATTTGCTGTTATAATATAGCATGAAAGATAACATAGTTTGTTCGGGTGCATTGTTTTATTCAACAAGCACAAAAAGATTTTTATTTTTACAAAGGACAGATAAAAAAACAGCTGGTGCATGGGGACTTGTTGGAGGCAAATCAAAATTTTTAGAAAGTGCGTTCGAAGGTCTTAAACGTGAAATTCATGAAGAAGTAGGAGGCACTCCAAAATTCAAGAAAGTAATTCCCCTGGAGATGTTTACATCAAATGATCAAAAGTTTTTTTTTCACACATACCTTATAGCCATAGATGCTGAATTTATTCCAAAGTTAAATGGTGAACACTCAGGCTACTGTTGGACTGCCTTCGAATGTTGGCCAAAAAATTTACACATGGGCCTTAAGAACACACTTAATAATAAGTCCATTAAAGGCAAACTTCAAACTATATTAGATTTGATAACCTAAAAAAAAAGGCGACCCGAAAGCCGCCTTTTAATTCTACTAAAAAGTATTAATATTTATTAGTTGTTAGTTCTCACTGCACAGTTTACCAATTTGATTCCTGCGTCTGTTGAACTTTCTAATGCTCTACCAATAACGTTGAAAGGTGAAATCGACTCACCTGACGCTACTGCTCTAGCACAACCTTTAACTGATGAAGTAACAAGTCTTTGACCTTTTGTAACTGCACCCGTAACTCTAACTGGTGTTCTACCTGTCATTGCCACGTATGGGTGTGTTTCGTTGTTACCTGCCGCGGCGTTCATAGCGTATGCTGGTTGCTCAGAAATTACACCAAAAACATTTTCAGATAAATCTGATGTTGTTTCTGTGATCTCTGC